CGGGCAAAAGGAACAACACAACAGCTAACCAAGATAGAGAGATTGCCGGAATTAATAAGGCAGAAGGTATTGCTATTGTTGTTGATGACGTCGAACAAGTTAAGGAGGTAATAGATGGCAAAAACATCGAAGAAGGCACTGAGTACTAAGGCCGCGTACAACAAAAAGCCTAGTGTTCAAAAGAAACGAGTGGCAAATAACAAAGCAAGACGCCACGCGTTAGCGAAAGGTACAGTTAAGAAGGGAGACGGTAAAGACGTTGACCACAAGAAGCCACTTGCGAAGGGTGGTAGCGCAACAGACGCAAACACACGAGTGGTTAGTCAGAAAACAAATAGAGGGTGGAGAAAGAAAAACCCGGAGATGTATAAAAAAGGGAGAAAATAAATGTCAGCAAACGATAGGCAGGTCAGCGGTAAACACTACCAGACTGAGATTCAGCCTTGGGACTTCATAGTCTCAAATAACCTTAATTACTTAGAAGGCAACGTCATTAAGTACGTGTGCCGGTACAAAGAAAAGAACGGTATTGTAGACCTACATAAGGCACAACACTATTTGGATAAGTTAATTGAGGGGTTGGAAAATGTTAGTTTGGAAAAAGAAGAAGGTATTAGTACTTAAGGTCAAAGAACCCGAAAAGATACTAAATGTTATAACGTCAGCAAAGACGATAAAAGTAAAAGGTAAAACTCTAGTAGCAGTGCCCCATAGGATAGAAGAAACCAAGGTACTACGAAACTTAGGTTTCGATGCACCTGCACCGATAAGACACCACTATGATTGGCCGGGTAGGTTCAAGCCGTTTATGGCTCAACTAGAAGCCGCCGCTTTCTTGACGATGTATAAGAGAGCGTTCAATTTAAGTGAGTTAGGTACCGGTAAGTCGTTAGCGTCGCTATGGGCGTACGACTATCTTAAAAGCGTAGGGAAACTAAACAAGATGCTAGTAATAGCACCGTTGTCCACGTTGGAAAGAACTTGGGCGGACGAGATATTCAACCACTTCCCACATCTAACGTTCACAGTAGTGCATGGGACACGGACTAAACGTAAGAAGTTACTCGCTCAAGATGTAGACGTGTACATTATCAACCATGATGGCGTTGCTATAATTGAAGAAGACCTACGCACCAGACAAGACATCGACATAGTCGTAGTCGACGAAATTGCTCAGTGCGCTCGTAATGCGGGAACTGATAAGTGGAAAATACTAAATACCGTAATCAACAGACACAAAGACAAAAGGTCTTGTTGGGGTATGACCGGTACACCTACACCTAACTCCCCGACTGACGCTTGGGCACAGTGTAGACTTCTAGTACCCGATAACGTACCCCCTTACTTTAATAGGTTCAAGATGCAAGTGATGCGTCAGATAACTCAGTTTATATGGCAACCTAAACCCGATGCGTTAGACGTGGTTAAAAATATTATGCAACCGTCAGTTAGGTTTACTAGAGACGAGTGTATGGATTTACCACCTCTACTGTACGAAACTAGGCAGGTTAGTTTAACCAAGGAACAGAACAAAGCTTACAATGAGATGATGACCCGTCTACAGACTCAAGCAGACAGTGGGGCTATCACAGCGGTTAATGAGGCAGTTAAGATGGCTAAGTTAATTCAGATTGCATGTGGTGTTGTTTACGCTGACGACGGTTCCGAGGTAACAATACCATCTAACCCAAGGATAAAAGAAACCAAGGACATCATTACTGCGGCGGAAGGTAAAGTCATTGTGTTCGTACCGTATGTTTCCTCAGTTAAGATGGTAGCAAAAGAACTGAGTAAGCACTTCACAGTAGAAGTTATTTATGGCGGGGTTAAAAAGAATGACCGCGATCGAATATTCGGGGATTTCCAAAAAGGGAAAGACCTAAAAGTTATCGTGGCTCAACCAGCGGCTATGTCCCATGGACTGACGCTAACGGCGGCGAGTACAATTATTTGGTACTCGTGTGTTACATCCAACGAAACCTTTGAGCAAGCGAACGGTCGTATCAACAGACCGGGGCAAAAAATGAACAATTTTATCATCATGCTTGAGGGTACAAAAGTCGAGAAACGCATGTACAAAAGGCTTAAAAACAAGCAGAAAATGCAGGGTGCTTTACTCGATGAAATAAAAGCACACAGAGGTGAACATATCGCTTGACGTACTAAATTGTTTAGTATAATATGTACGCTCTTGCACTCATATAATAGGATTTAAACTCAGATGAACTTACTTACACCCGAAGAAGTTTCGGACAAATTAGGTATTAGTAAAGGGGCGTTACCCTCATTACGCAGACGAGAAGTCAGCTTCCCCCAACCGATACGAGTATCACCTAAGGTACTGCGTTGGGATGAAGAAGACATCAATTTTTGGTTAGTAGATAAAAAGGAGAGTAGTAATGGCGAAAGCAAGTGAACTAGATGACGTTTCATTATTGAAAATGTTCATCGCGTTGCGTGACCGTAGAGCCCGTAGAAAAGCGGACTACAACGTAGACGACGCAGGAGATAAAGATAAACAAAGTAATATTGAGATAGAGTTTTTAAAGCGTTTCAACGAACGTGGTATAGACAACGTGTCTTCTAATGGAGTTGGTACAGCGTACCGTTCCACGAGAGTATCAGCAACAGTTGGTGATTGGGACGCACTACTTGAGCACATCAAACAAGATGACGCTTGGGAAATGCTAGAGCGACGAGTTAATAAGACTGCGGTATTACAGTACAAAGAAGAGAACGCAGACCTACCACCGGGTGTGAATTGGAGTGAAACCCAAGTCATAAACTTTAGACGAAAATGAGTACAACCACACTAAGTAAAATGCCTGCGCACCTTAAAGGTATGTTTAGCGGTAGTAATCCTTTCGCGGCGGCAGGTGGCGGTGGTGGAATTAAAACGTTGTCGACGAAAGGTGGGGAGTTCCACGTAGAAGAAGGCAACTACAGAAACCTATTAAGCGACTACACGCTAGATGTTGTCATCTTAGCAAGTAACCCAAATAAATCTAAGGCGTACTACGTTGACGGGTACGAAGAAGGCGGTTTCAGTAAACCATCGTGCTACTCAAACAATGGTACTACACCTTCGGAACATGCGGATGCACCACAGTCTAAGAAGTGTTCTATATGTCCTCACAGTCAATGGGGGTCTCGTATAACTGACAGAGGTGGTAAAGGTAAAGCGTGCTCAGACTCAATGAGGTTGTGTGTTGCTACAGCAGACAACATAGACGACCCTATCATTAGGTGCTTACGGTGCACAGTTATCCAAGAGGGGTGTTGACCCGATGTACGTGGTAACACAACTAGGGTTCGACGATACCAAAGAGTACCCATCATTAACGTTCAAAGCGGTTAGGTTCATTGAAGAAGCGGAACTCACTACGGTGGACAAAGTAATTAAGACGGAGAAGGAAACCATAGACAGAATAACTGCCGTGGTTGACGCTCCGATTAATAAGGAAGGAGCGTTTAAGACCGCTCCTAAAGAAGAAAAGGCTGAGAAAGCGCCGGTTAAGGTTAAACCAAAGTCGGAAGTAGCAAAGGAAGAGAAGCCTAAAGTAGAAGAATACGATAACATCGAAGACGCTTTAGACAACTTGGATTTTGATGATTAATACGATAAAACAGGAGAAGTAAAATGGCTAACGAAATAGCTAAGTACGCGTTTGAAAACGTGAAAGTAAATTGGGCGAAATTACAAGGTGATAACCCGGAGCCACCTTACCAAGGTGAAGGTAATCATAATTGGACTGTACAAATTGTACTATCCGACGATGCGGCGGACGACTACAAAGACACTAAGTTGTTCCCTAGGTTCAAGAGAAACCAAGACCACGAGTTGGTGTTGGAAGACGGCCTTAAACAAGTTAAGTTGAAGAAGTCGACGACGTTCGGTGTAGGTGGTAAACCTAAGAAGCCGGTGGTAGTGGTAGACACTTTCGGCAACAAATTCACTGACCTTATCGGTAACGGTTCGGTATGTAACATTCAGTGCTCGGCACACACATGGACTCGCGACGGTAAGACTAATACGTCACTTGAGTTACAAGCGGTGCAAGTAGTTGAACTTGTAGAGTACAATGAGTCAGAGGGCGGGGATGAGTTTGTCCCAACGTTTGATTTCAAGAAACAAAAGAAGGTTGACCTAAAAGATGTGAAGGTCG